GTCACTGATGCACAGACTGCATTTGGCTTGTCTGCATGGGAAACCCAGAAAATGGTTGACCAGATGGCAGTAACTGCATCCACCACAAACACAAGCGTTTCACAGTTGGGTGAAGCATTTCTGACTGTTGGTGCATATGGCAGACAGCTTTCAGGCGGTACTGCTGAACTGTCAATGCTTCTGGGTGCACTGGCAGATAATGGCATAAAGGGTGCTGAGGGTGGTACACATCTCAGGAATGTCATCAGAGCACTTGCCACACCTACGGATCAGGCGGCAAAGAGGCTGAAAAAACTGGGTGTATCTGTCTATGATTCCAATGGTGACCTCAGGGACATGACAGCCATTTTCAGTGACCTGAATGATTCAATGCTAGGTAAGACTGCAGAGCAGAGGAATGAAATACTGTCAGACATCTTCAATGCTACGGATTTGGCGGCAATTAATGCGCTCCTGGGCACATCATCTGACAGGTGGCAGGAAATCCTTTCAGCCATACTGGATGCCGATGGTGCGGCACAGGAAATGGCTGATACACAGCTTGATAACCTTGCAGGTGACATCACCAAGCTTTCATCTGCGTTTGATGGCCTGAAGCTGATTGTTGGCGATTCCATGGAACAGTCACTGAGGCCTTTTGTGCAGACTCTGACTGAAGGTGTGGGAAGAATCACCACAGCACTGCAAGAGGAAGGGCTTGCAGGGGCTTTCAGGGAAGTTGGCAGGCTATTCTCGGATTTGTATGATCAGGCTGTAACGAGTCTCAAAGAATCTGATAATGCGGGTTTACAGCAGATTGGAAAATGGCTTGAAGATATCAAAACAGGCTTTAACACTGCTATTGAAGTATCAGAAAAGCTGATAACTTCTGTCGGGAATGTATCCAAGGCTTTCCAAGAGGGTGGTATTTCTGCGGCTGCACAGGCGGCAGTTGAAGAGATTGGAAAACTGTGGACTGAAGCAAGCAAAGCACTGCAAGAAAGTGATACCCCGGGATTGAAAAAGATTGGGGAAATCATGGAAAGCGTGAAAAAGTCTGCAACAGATGCTGTGTCACAAGTGAAATCCATGATTGAATTGATTGGATCAATCAAGACAAAAGTTGATGAAGCCCCTGATGAAGTAAAACTGCATGCAACACTTGATGGTTTAGCTGATATTGATGTAGAAATCGAAAATTTTGTAAGGCCTTATGTTGAAAAGGTACTGACTATAGTACAGAACGGGCTTGAAAGTGTTGCGTCTGATGTTGAAGGGTGGGCAAATCAACCACTGACCAAAACCATCAATGTTGTTGCAAACTGGCTTGGACTAAACCCGGAACAGGCACAACAGAATGAAGATTTAATGCGAGAGCAGACAGGTGGCGGTGCACTGCAGAATGCTTTCAATCTTTTACTGAATGGAGAGCCTCTGAACAATGGCGGTAAAGGCACACCTATGAATGGGGAGCAAAGTGGCGGCGGCAGTCATTTTGGAGAAGGTACAGGTTCAAAACCAGTCACCACAAAATCAAATCCTGCCACAACACCCGGCACAAGGACACGAAACCCATCAGGTACGGCGGCAGGCCCTAAAAGCAAGGCCATGGGCATGTCTTATATCCCTTGGGATGGGTACTTGATTAGCGCCCACAGGGGTGAGGCATTGCTTAATCGGGATCAGGCACATGACTGGAGAGGCAATGCAGGTGGTATTGATACTCAGAGCATTGCAGATGCAGTTTCCGGGGCAATCCGGGAAGCAATGGCAAACATCGGTATCATGATTGATGGTCAGGTGGCAGGCACTATGATGGCAGGCACAGTTTCCAGAGCAATTGCCGGGCAGGTCAGAAGGGGGCGGTTCAATTGAGTCAACAGCGGTTTGATGCATGGTTCAATGGTGTTTCCCTTCTGTCCGTTTGCCCATCTGCTGTGATACTGGACATTGCATATAAAAAGCCGCAGTGGCAGACAACAGCAGAACAGAAAGCCATTGGGAATGGTGTGATTCGCACAGGCCGAATTATTCAGAATTCCTCTGTGTCCATTCAGGTGATGGTGAGAGAGTATGCACAAGCCAAAAGGCAGAGCATGGTGCAGGCACTGGCAGAGTGGGCATCTGGTGATGGATACCTGCAGACATCTGACAGGATCAATCAGAGGCTGTACTGCTCATGTGATACGCCTGCAGTGGTAGGCAGTGCCCTGAAGTGGTTGGAAACCATCACCATTGTTTTCATGGCCTACGAAAAACCTTTCTGGGAAGAAACATTTCCAAGTGCTCTGAATCTCACATACTCATCTTCTGCAGTGTCAGGCAATCTGTTTGGCACTGGGGTTGCAGATGATCCGTACTGTGAGGGCAGTATTGTTGCATCAGGTGGTGCATTGACAAGTTTCAGCATCACCGCAGGAAACACATCTATTTCGGCCTCAGGGCTGTCTGTGGCCCAAGGTGGAACAATTTACTTTGGGACAGATGAGCGGGGCATTTTCGGGCTAAAGAGCGGCAATACAGGCCTATTGAGTAAGGTAACACCTGAAAGCAGTGATTATCTGCGCCTGCAGAGAGGGAAAAACAACACTGTTACCTTCTCAGCCAATACAGGTGCAACACTGACAATAATGGGAAGGGGGTTGTACTATTGAGCTACAGCATACCACTGCCCAGATTACTGGATTCTCAACTAAACGCAGTCAGACGATTGCACCCAACATCCTGCCGGATCAGTGAGGGCATTGAACCACTGAATCAGGCCAATCTTGACCTGATTCATGATGAGGCTGTACCCATGAGGGCACTGATTGAGCTTTTCACCGTGAATGGCAGTGCAGGTGTGTATCGGGTTGCTCAGTCAAATACCAGATACTCAGAGGGTGGTGCACAGCAGATCACATTGGAGCATGGTATCACTCTTCTGGGGGATACAGTCATCAATGAGCACAAGGGCACCCGGACAGTCAATGTCACATCTCAGGAGAAAATCAATAATGTGCTGAAGGATATGTACATTCCTGAAGATGTTGAGTATACGCCCAGTTTTGAATCATCTACTGCAGAGGAAGATGTACCCGTTGTGGTTGAGGGAACTGTTTCACAGGTGCTGACAAATCTGCTGACTTATCAAACATCTCTGATAAATGGTGTAAAACCTTGGGTACTTGGTACATGTCAGGCCACTGGAAACCTGAAGAAGGAACTGGAATACAACAACCTTCTGGAACTCATTAATTCCATCATGGATGATGACCTTCCTGAATACTTCCTGAGTTTCAACATGTCTGTGTTTCCTTGGCAGATGAATGTACTGAAAAGGCCCACCACCATTGCAGGTGAGGGCAGACTTTCAAGAAACATTTGTCAGTTTGATCTTGGGTATGATGATTCCAACCTGTGCACCCGTGTCTATAGTGAGCGGCTTGCCACTGGCTATCAGGATAGCCCAAAAACAGCCATGTATGGTGTTGTAGGGCAACATCTGAACATTGATGAGAATGCACCTGCAGATACTGTTACGGCGATTGTACAGCGGCATCTGAGCAACTATGATGAGCCGAAGGTATCCATCATTCTTGATATGCGGGATCTGGCCCAGATCACTGGTGAACCTTTTGACCATATCAGGATAGGTGACAGGTACAGGCTTGCTATCCCTGACTATGGCCTGACCATGGATGAAACCATCATATCGATTGACTATGATGATGTGTATGGTGACATGGGTGGGTGTAGGGTGACACTGGCCAACAAGACTGCTGACCTGACATGGTCTGGTGACAAGCGTAGCAAGAATTACAGCAACAGTGTTGGTGGTGCAGGTAGCACTGCCACCAGTGCGGCGGCTACTGCTAACACTGCCAGAAGCAAAAGCAAAATCAATGAGTCTGAGCTAGTCAAAGAGAAGCAGATGCAGGATGAGTATGGGCTGTGGACTCTACGATCAGGAATCAGGATCAGGCCGGATGGCACAATGCTTTTTGCTTCAAAGATTGGTGACATTGGCAAGCAGGTTGCCACATTTGAGGTCAGATCAGATGCAATCGAAGCGAACCTGAATGACAGCATAAAGGGTGTGCAGAGTCAGATTACCGCAACAGCAGAAAGCCTGACCAGTGACTACAAAAAGCGGATTGGTGATACAGCGGATGCCCTAGAGGGCAAAATTACCCAGACTGCTGAAAGCCTGACCAGTGATTACACTGACAAAATCAACAACACTGAGAGCCACATTACGCAGACTGCATCAGAAATCAGAACTGAGGTTGAAGATAAAGAAAAGGGACTGAAATCAAGCATCAAGCAAAACGCTGACAGTATCGCGATTAATGCCCAAAACATCAGTATAATTGCAGATAATTATGTAACAATTAATAAGCTAAATACTGAAATTGGAGCTATTAAAACGGCTATTGCTACTGATGTAAATACTAGCACCCTTGAAGCCGTTACCGGACAGATTAATAACCTGACATCAAGCAGGGTATCTACTACAACGCTTGCTGTTGGTGGTTCAAATGTCGGTGTTCATACTTTGTCAAACGGTACAACGAGTGTGAGCTTTATTGGTACAGGTGACATAACTTTTGATCGGACCGCCGCATACAACGAAGGATACACGGCTGGGTTTGCCGCCTGTTACAACCGTGTCCGGCGTGATGGCAATATCATATATGGGCCGTCTCAAGATGGTTCTTCCACAGAACAGTGGTATGTGATAACTGCGGGTGTTGGCGGTGAATGGGGAGCAGGCGGCGGATTTACTGCGCATGGTTATGCAAATGTGAACGGAACACAAGTTGCAAGTGCATCTAAAACCTACACATAAAGGAGTATACCGATATGGATAATTCTACTGCTATTGATACTGCTTTGGTCTTTTTGGATACTGTTACTGTTTCAGGTGTAACCAATGTCATAGCACTGGCAAGGGCAATGGATGCCTTAATTCAGGCAAAGCAGAATGGGAAAAAGCCTGATATCAGGCCTGTTGAAGAAGGTGATAGTAATGCCACTAGTGAAGATTGATGTATATCATGGCACTAGGTCAAAGACTTTTTCATGTGAATATGCTGATGTCACCTTTGCCGGCACATTCAATGCCAAATTCGCTGATTCCAGAAAACTGCTGACCATTGGCAAAGACTTTGATGGTGCTGATTCTATCACTGTGCATCTGGCCCTGAGGGATGAATTGCACACTGGATACAGTGAACTGGTTTCTATCACCAGAGATGGTGAGTATATCATTGTCAAACTGGCAAAACCTGAGAATAGTGAGGTGTAAAAAATGGCTGAGTACATCACAATTAAACGCAGGGTATCACTTGATGCACCTATAGCACCTGAATCCCTGCCGGGATTCACGTACATGACTGAACATCAGGCACATGAATTCATCATTTCTGTCAGGAAGAATGGTGAAAAAGAGACTATCACAGGCAGTGTGTCTGCAAAAGTGATCCGGCCCAATGGCACAACCATCTTCCTTCAGGGAAGCATCTCTGATGGGGATGCAGTAATTCGCCTGCATCAGGATTGTTATAACATTCCTGGGCGGTTAAAAATCAGCATTTTCAACACATCTGGCGGGGTAACAACCTGCATTTATAGTGCTAACTGCACCAATGATAGAACCACCACTGATACTGTGATAGATTCCGGGGATGTTGTGCCCGACCTTTCTGATGTGGTAGCGGCACAGGAAGCGGCTCAGGCCGCTACTACTGCGGCCAATACTGCGGCCCAGACAGCCAATACTGCCGCCCAGAATGTGGGCAATATTGTTGCTAGGGCATACAGTGCCAGTGCCACCTATAAGGCAGGGGACTACTGCACCCAGAATGGCAACCTGTACAAGGCAAAGCAAGACATTTCAACCGCTGAGGAGTGGACTGCATCCCACTGGACTCAGATTGTCATGGGTGATGAAGTTACCGATTTAAAGAGCGCTCTAAACGATATTTCCGGATATACAGTGATTCACCCAACTGAAATAATAGAGGGTGAGCTTGTTGGACGGGATGGCTATACAGGATCATCGGCCAGTTGGAACCGTACACCATACATAGAAATTAATTTCGCTGATGATCTCGGCTTAGAAATAACTGGTAGCTTCAATGGAATTGGTGGGTGCTGTATCTATGATGCTGACAAAAACCCGATAATTGGCATTGACGGAAACAATGTTGCGGATTATGGCGGCACGAACATGGGTACGTTGCAAACCATTACAGTAAAGCCAGTTGTTGGGGCAAGGTATATTCGCATAAGCGTAGTAACGGTGATGTATTCTGCTCTTACAGATATCGGAGTAGGAGGGTATACAATCGCCGGACTTGTGAAACGGGTTAATGCGCTTGAAGATGCCGATACAGAGATAGAAGCACAAATAACTACTACAAATAAACGATTTGACGCTGTTGATGTTAGTCTTAACAGCTTGAAAGACACAAGGCTTAAACCTTATGTTGTTGAAACTAAATCCCGGTATTGTTGGCCATTGAACCAAGAGCCGCCAGTATTTAAAAGTAGCGATCCAAGATATACAGAAGACGGAAATGCAAACAATGCGTTTTTCAAAATTACGGGAAACGCAGGAGATAATTTTGTAACGGTTGTTTCTGGTGGGAACGCGACACCGTCCGATATTTCTGATTACACAAAGAGATGGAGTGCAGTAATCAGTTATGATGACGGTGTACATTTTGAGCCGTGCTTGGCGTGGTACAGAGATGCTAACACGCTCGGCGTATGGCCTGTACTTAAGACAGGTATCACATCTGGCGAACTGGGCGCAATGTGGACAGACGGACTTCATTTGACAAGGCGTGGTTATATCGGGTTTGCTCAGGCGGTATTTAATGCTAATCCAAAATATTGCGCAAAAAAAACATACGTTGCGAAGTATGTATCTGGGGATACAGTTCCTTTCACAGAATTTGGCGGTACTATGTATGCAATGACAAAGAGACAAACGAACTACAAGGAAGACGGTGGTTTCCTTTTCGCAAATACATTTGATCAATATGTTAAGGTTAACACTGGAACAACTGAGACAACTGGAAAACGTGGCATATCTTGGGAAATTGAAAGACCTTATCCAACGAGTGGGTATGTTGAGATTATGCTTGGTGGAGCCGGAGTATATGATCCGGATATCCCCGCAGGATATGAAATTCACGTTGATCTGTATATAAATGGTGTTTTGTCAAGGCAACTTTCCAAGAATACAAATATCTTGGAAACCCTGTATTTTGATTACGCAGACGCAAACACGCTCAAGATTGAAGTGTATCAGAACAAACAGGCGGCGAGTGCCGGCAATGGATCAGGCTTTAATATTTCCTGCATTTATTTCTGGGAAGGTGTGAGAAACGCAGACACACTTTTCCCAAAGGGCGCAGTTGTCGGGCAGATGTTCGATAGTTGGGGCGTTTTCCATGATGGCGCAAGCGGAAAGGAATTTTTGCGCCTGATTGATGAAAAAGCGGGGGTAACCGTACCATTTGAAAACCATAGTCTTGGAAGCCAGACAAGCGCATGGGGAAAAGCATGGTTTTATGAAAACTTGCAGAAGTATCATCCCGCTATTGGCATTGTTGATTTTGGTATTAATGATGTCAACAGTATTCCATATTCTCTACCAGAAACAGTTCTCGGGCCTGATGGAAAATCTTATAATAACCGAATCGACCTTACCGAATATATCAGTAATATGCAAACAATAGCTGACGAAGCAAGTAACAATGGCATTCAATTGATTTGTACATCTTGCCCACTTACTGCCGCAGGAAACTGGTATTATGCTCTTGCTGATAACATTGGCTGAAATCATTCACTGTATAAGTAATATCTCAATTCTGAATCTATCATGATTTTCGCCGGAAATTTAAAAATTTTTGGAGTCTTAAATAACCCTATTGATAAGTATCAGTAAGTTACAGTAAGTTTCAATACACAACTTTTCACGGAGAGTTTGAAATGAGTGAAATGGACATTGGTTATCTTGTGTGCTTGGCTTTCACACTTGCCGGAATGTTTGTGGGTTTTTGGATT